ATGCGCCGGTAAACCCCCGACGACAGTTTGAAATAGAACGACAACAGGCAAGAATTGCCTTTGGTGCTTGACAAAACGCTTAAAATATGATATAATAGTAAATGCCAGTAAAGAACTGGTTGCTAGGTGCTACTGCAATGTGCGATTGTGGTAGTTCTTGGTGAGCGGAAACCCATAAAGTGAACCCCCCGCACGGGGTCGGGATAACGCACAGAGGAGGATTATGGCTGACGAAGAAACTGTGGATACCCCACAAGGTAGAGATGCAGATTGGGAAGGAGAGTACAAAAAGCTCCAACGGAAGTTTAACCGCAACCTTACTAAAGCTAAGGATACTGGCGTGAGGATAGCTGAGCTAGAGGCAGGCCAGAAGCGGGCTGAAGGATTACTACAATCCCTACTTGAAACGACAAGTTCGTTTGGGGATGAAAGTGTAGTGGAGCGTACACGCGAAACGATGCGCGGTCTCGAAGACCAACGTCGAAATGATACAACCGCTGCTCAGTTTGAAGGCGAGCTAAATAGCCTACTTGACGAATACGATGTAGATTGGTCGTCAGACGATAGGCTAGATGGGGCTCGAAGGCTATTAGATGAGGTCAATCAGTCGGGAGACATACAACGTCTTTCGGAAGTCAGGCGACTTACCCAGGAGGCCTTAGCACCTAATTCGTTTAATGAACCAACAGAATCCCAAATACAAGAGGCGATTCTAAAAGACCGACAAGAGCACGGGCGCGTAGACACGGGCTCTTCGGTAGGAGGTGGTCAGCGATTCACTCGACAGGATGTCGCAAACCTTGACCCAATTAAGCTTGGTGTTAAAGGGATGCGGGAAGAGCTAGATAAAGTCTACGACCAAATGAAAAATTAATGGGAGAACATTATGGCAGCAGGCGCAACAGAATTTATAGATAATACGACGGCTGATGTATTTATTCCAGAACTCTGGAGTATGGAGGCTATCGTGGCACGGGAGAACCAATTAGTATTTGCTAACTTGGTTGACCGTAAATTTGAAAATGGGTTATCCTTTGGGGACACTATCCATATCCCTGGTGTGAGTAACCTTGCTGCTCGTACTAAGAGCACTAACGGTGCCGTAACGTACGAGACAGTCACTGAATCAAACACGGATATCTCTATTGGTACGCATGAATATGCGGCTATTGCCTTAGAGAACATTACCCGTGTACAGAACAACCGTGACCAACTCAAACTCTATGCTGGCAAGCTGGGCTATGCCTTGGCCTTGGCAGTTGACGATGTGTTGGCAGGTCTAGTAGACAACTTCAGTCAGACCGTTGGAACCCTCGCCGTCGAATTAACCGATGACGAACTCCTACGTTCTAGGCAGTATCTGGACGATGCAGATGCGCCACAGGACAGTCGTGTAATGATAGTCAGCCCCGCCCAAGAGACGGGTCTGTTGAAGCTTGACCGCTTCGTCCACAACGATTACGAGTCTATCCACGGCCCAGGTCGTGAGACCGGCTTAGAGAAAGCCTACGTCGCCTCATTCATGGGGATGCCGATTTATCGTTCGGTAAACGTCGAAGGTACTAACGCCGCTGGTCACGACAATGGCATGTTCCAGAAGGAAGCCCTCGCCTTGGTTATGCAAATTTCCCCGAAGACCTACCACCAATTCGATATTGATTATATCGTTGACAAGGTTGTTATCGAACAGCTTTATGGTACACAGGAAATCAGGGACGACCACGGCGTATTTATGAAAGGAGCCTAACAACCTTATGGTGGAAAGTAGTGAAACCACTGAGCTGGTGGATACTCAGCCAAAGACGGCTAAAAAGACAGACCGAATAGACCAGTTAGAAGAAATGATAATTGGTCTAGCACGAACCGTTGACGGGCTGACTAGTTCGCTAGCAGCCCCTCAAGGTCTGAATCGTACAGTTACACCCGACAAGTTACTTGAAGGGTCAGTGGACGATGTTCGTAAACGGGTAATAGACCTAAAGTACCCTGGGCGTGCAGCCGCTGGGTTCCAAGCTGATGATATTATCATGCCGAAACCTGGCTCTGCGCTAGAGAATAAAGTTAGACATGGCTTAAACCTAGGCCCAGACGACGCTACTCCATTAGGTACTGTACTAAACTATATGTACGTTACTAAAAGAGAGCAAGAGACAAAGTACAAAGTATTCTTTAAGGGCTACGGTAAAGACGGTTGTCTTGAAAGTGAGCTAGAGAGGATTGACCTATAGACTCCCTACGTTTAGATGAGTTTCAATTAGACACAACGGCGG